ATTGCATGGAAGGCTAATGCTACGGGTTTAATTAGTAAGAATGCATATAAAATCAGGAAAAGAAAAAAGATTAGACAGGAATATTATGACCTAACTTGGCCGGAACTGTTTGTTGAATTAGCTAATGCTGGTGGTGGTGCTTTTGATGATCTAAAATTAAGAGATTATCCATTAGCAGTATTACGAGAATTACAATCCCAACTAGAAGCCAAGCACCAAGTAGGATGGGATTTTGCATCAGAAGGACAAAAGTTAGAAGTAGCATATAATACAACAAAACAACTTTTACCTGAATGGCAAGCAGCAGAAGACTTTGGAACAGCAGCTACACAATACGTAGCAAGAAGAAAGAAAAGGATTGCGTCGAACGTATAAATAGATACATGGCAAATACAAATTCACCTTTAATACAATCCGATGCATCCATAAGTGGAAACATTCAAAAAGCAAAGGTTGTAAGTAGAAAAAAAGGACATAGCGATTTGGATCTAAGTTTAAAACTACATCCAATTAGAAAAGATTTAAATGTTTTAAAGGATGATAATGCTATTAAGAATGCAGTTAAAAATCTATTAATTAGTAATGCATTTGAAAGACCTTTTCAGCCACAGCTCGGGGCAAATCTAAGAGGTTTATTATTTGAACCAGCAGATGCTATAACAAAAATAGCTATAAAACAAAATATAATAAATGTTATAAAGGATTACGAGCCAAGAGTAAAATTAATATCTATTGCAATTAATGATCTTTCGGATCAAAATGCATATAGGTTAACAGTTAAATTTTTAATAAAAGAATATGACACAAGCGAATCTGTGGAAATATTACTAAGAAGGTTAAGATAAGATGGCAAGCAATTTAAAAGTAACGGAATTAGATTTTGATCAAATTAAAACTAATTTAAAAAACTTCCTAAAAACTCAAACAGAGTTTAATGATTATGATTTCGATGGATCAGGCATGAGTGTATTACTAGATGTTCTAGCATATAATACACATTACAATGCTATGAATGCTCATTTTAGTTTAAATGAAGCATTCCTAGATTCAGCTCAGATAAGAGGTAACGTTGTTACCCGTGCTAAACTATTAGGTTATGTACCAAGATCAGTATTATCCTCAAGAGGCGTAGTAACAATTGTAGTGGATGTTACTGGGGTAAGTGGAACTATACCTACAACTCTTACCTTAGCCAGAGGAACTAAACTAAATACTTTGGTTGATGGGGAAGAATTCCAGTTTGTTGTTTTGGATAATCATACAGCAACTATCTCAGGCAATACATTTACTTTCACAGGTATACCTATTGCAGAAGGTGCGTTTAAAAGTTTAAAATATAGGGTTGATAACGATATAGAAAATCAGAAATTTCAGTTATCAGATAAAGATTCAGATACTTCCACCCTTAGGGTTCGAGTACAGGACAATGAAGAATCATCAGCATTTGATATTTACACAAAATTCGAATCACTTAAATCAGTAGATTCAACAACTAAGACTTATTACTTACAAGAAAATTCGAATGAGTACTACGAAATATACTTTGGTGATGGAGTAACGGGTTATAAACCTATTAATAATAACATCGTAACTTTGGACTATATCTACACGAATGGTAAAGATGCTAACGGTGCGAATGTTTTTTCAATGGTAGATAACGTTGGTGGATTTAGTACAATTGCAGTTACAACAGTAACAAAAGCAGCCGGTGGAGTAGATCAAGAAACAACAGAATCAATTCGATTCAATGCTCCACTAACATTTACTTCTCAGAACAGAGCGGTTACATCAGATGACTATTCAGCTATTATTAAGAAATCATTTACTAACATTGATTCTATTTCAACTTGGGGTGGTGAAGATAATGATCCACCTGATTATGGTAAAGCTTATATAGCTATTAAACCTTTAACAACTACGGTTTTAACTACTGAAGAAAAGAATGAAATTAAAAATACTATTCTAAAGGGTAAAAATGTAGTTAGTATTACACCAGAGATTTTAGATCCAAACTTTACTTTCTTAGAATTAGATGTATTCTTTAAATACAATCCTAACCTTACAGATAGATCTAGCTCAGATTTACAATCAGTTGTAAGAGATACAATAAGCGATTATAACTTTAATAATCTAAATAAATTCGACGGTGTATTTAGACATTCGCAAATATTAAAAAACATTGATAATGCAGATCCATCAATTCAGAATAGTACAGTTAGACCTCGTATGTTCCAAAACATATCAGCAACAACGACGACAGCTAACAACAACTTTACTTTAACATTTACTTCTCCTTTTTATCAATCTGGGTCATCAACAACCCATATATTATCTTCTACTGCATTTTTAATTAATAGTGTAGATCATTACTTTGGTGATACCCCAATCGTGGGTTCAACAAATAGAACTGTTATAGTTTATAAAAAAGTAGCAGGAGAGAATGTTACCGTGATAGCTGATGCCGGTTTAATAGAGCCCGTAACAGGAAAAATTACTTTAAATAGTTTTGCTCCAAGTTCAGCAACAACTATTAGATTAACAGTTATACCTAACTCATTAGATTTAGCACCAAAAAGAGATCAATTACTTTCTATAGAAAATGCAAGAGTAACCATTACCCCAGAGATTGATACAATTTCAGTAAGTGGATCTTCTGGTTCAATCACATACGCAACAACACCTAGATTAAAATAATGGCAACCGATCACGAATATAGTTCACCGGGATACGTAGAAAGCGTAGTATCTTCTAAGAAGAAAACCAAAGAGCATATTAATTATAAGCAATTAGTTCCAGCTCACATATTAGAAAATTCATCGAAGCTAGAAGCTTTAATGAAATCCTATTATACTTTCATGAATATGGAAGAGTTTATATACGAGCAAACAAAAACATTTAGTGATGTAGTTCTAGATGGTAAAGCATCATTTAGAATATTAGATCCAAAGAATGAAAATGATGAATTCTTCACCGACGAAACTGGGCAAAGCTCTAGTTTGCTTATTACTAATACGGATGGAACAACTACTACAATCGCTTTAAATACTATTAATGTGGCTATTACAAATGGTAATGACTTACCTGGAACATTAGCTAAAGAAACATCAGAGGTTGGTAAAACATTTACCGTAACCGGATTAACTTCTCATAATGGTAAAACATCTACATTAACAACCGTTGTTAAAAACTGGGTTGGTCCTGGTCCTTCAAACGTAATGAATACGATTGAAGATGCTATGGATATAGATGGAAATGCTACAAACTATTTGGAGTTTATGCAAAAAGAAATTGCACAAGCTATTCCAAGAGATGTTACAGTTAATAAAAGAAACCTATATAAAAACATTATTGATTTTTATAAGGTAAGAGGTAGTTCTGATTCAATCGAGATCTTTTTTAGATTATTATTTAACGAAGTGGTAGAAGTAGAAAGACCCTACGATGTTACGTTAATACCTTCATCCGGGAGTTGGGATTCTAACTCGAATGCCTTTACTGATAACAAAGGATTCTTATCTGACAGAATAAAGTTACAAGATAGTTTACGTTATCAGAAGTTTAGTTATTTAATTAAAACAGGTAAAAACGTTTCTGATTGGTCAGATGCTTTTACAAGATTAGTTCACCCAGCAGGATTTAAATTCTTCGGTGAAATTCTATTGTTATTAAACTTTGTTAATATAGGTACAGTAAATAATAAAAAAATGATGAGTACACTGGCCAGATTATTTTCTGCAATGCCAGGAATTCAGCCAGGTGTTATTGGTCTTGAAGATATACCACTATTAGTTGAAATGTTTGCATCAGCATTTACTCCGTCAGTTTCTGCAAATATACACAGAAGTGCTACGTTATCTACCTCATTAAAAACTGGTGTTATAACAGGCACAAGTATTACAGCAGCTGGTTCAGGATATTTAACTCCACCAACAATCACAGCAGCAGATGGAACAAGCGGATATACAACTCCGACTATAACCTCAACTATTGCGAATGGAAAAGTAAATGCAATCTTAATAGGTGCTGGTGGAAAAGATTTTACTGCTCCAGCATTAACATTTACTGCACCTCCGACTCACACATTTAATGGGTCAAGTGCTTCTATCGTAAGTACATCAACTAATAGGATAACTTTAAGTGCAGCACAAGCAGCTACTTTTGCAGTTACAGATCATTTAACATACGCAACTACCGGAACATCAATTGCCGGATTAGTTAGTGGAACAACATATAAAATTTTAGCTAAAGTAGGAAATGCAATTGGATTATCTTTAACAACAGACGAT